GAACCCCCGACCTACTCGGTGTAAACGAGTTGCTCTACCGCTGAGCTAAGCGCCCTGTGTATTTCTGTAGTGCCCCTGGTTGGAATTGAACCAACGTGAACCGCTACGGTTTCTACACCTTATAAGAGTGAGCCGATACAGGGGCAAACACGGCCTAAGCCGATATTCGACCCTGTATTCGCTTCATTAGTTCAGTTGGCTCTGGACGTAGTCGGCCCACTCTGGGCAGATGTAGAGAACTGAACCAGCGATGATGGCCGAGAAAAGGTCGTCGTCATATTTTCCGGTCGAGTTTTGAGAAAAGATTGTGATTACACCCTCAAGGGTGCCGCCTTCATCAAAAACCTGGCACACGGTGTCGCCGAGTTCAAGCAGGTCCGACTCATTCCATGAACGAGCCTGAGCAGATTCGTTGTAGAGCATCTCAAGGTATTGGTCGTACTTGTTCAGCTCAGGAGCAGGCGCTTCTGTGGCCGGTGGTGTCGTTACAAGTACTTCTCGAATGACTTCTTTTTGTCCACAGCCAGCAAGAACGATTGCTGCAAACGCGATAGCGGTAATACGTGTTTTCATTAGTTTCCTTTGTTGGTTGGTTTTATCAATCTACTTGCTGTGTTTTTCTTCGACAACGTCTTCTGCGTCGTCTACTTCTTTTTCTTCGAACCACTCAATGTGGTGTTGCTCACCAAGGTCGGTTCTTTCGACATTAATGATTCTTCTAATCCGTTTTTTGCTCATAGCAGCCCCCTGCGCTTGAGGTCATATTCGTATAAAACCACTTCACGTTTCTGTGCCTCTTCCATGTTCCCGGCAGTGCCCTTTTTGTAGGCATCAACGCAATCAAAGAGGCGGTCGGAAAGACTTCTTTCGGCTTGATAGTCGTTTTTCCAGTTATCGCGGTCAAGTCTTAGCAAAACATAGCGAGATTGCAAAGCCCTGATTTCATTTATGACAACCTGTGCAAATTGACTTGGGCTTTTTTGAAGCTCATCTATCAATATGAGGAGTGACTCATTCTCCCCAGATTGTCCCATAGGGACCTCTTCTGGAAGTGTGTCAATTTTTAATTCTTCGTTCATGCCGGTAAATCGTATTCGCTATTTGTCATCAAATCAATCACTTCATTAGGCATTAATAAAAAACCACGAGCAGGGTTCTTGGCTCCACCAAGGTTGATTTTTGTTTGTTCATTGAACCGCGGCTTATTTAATCGTAAATACCGCTTCAACCTATCAACATTGACGATTACGAAAGCCTCATCCATCGAAAAAACGTATACCCACCACTGTGCAGTGGTGACGTTTATTCCACTTTTGTGCCAAATTTGCTCACCGGAGCCATCTCGAATACCCCATGGATTTTGGTCTGTCTCAACGACCATCCGCCCATTTCTGTAGCGGTCACTTTTTACCTCAAACGAGCCGCCAGATAGCGAATCCAAGAAACTAGATACAAGCGCTTCACCTTTTTGCCCAAATAAAAGGTCACTATTGAAGTCAAATTGACGAGCTGGCACATCGAAAGACTCCTGCATGGAGCCAAGGCTATAGGGACGTTAAAAATCTCGCAACCATAGCCCTACATTCTCCAGTTGGACAACCCGCCCTTGCTGTTGTTCATGATGTAGCGAGCCATCATTAGATTGCAGTGCATATTTTTGAGACCCTGCATGTGGTTGTCTACGGCATTCTCTCCACAAACTTCTTTTACCGCCGAGTACCATCCGGAATTTATTTGCAGGAGGCCAGTGTCGTACGACCCATCCTTATTGAGGGCATAGGTCATATTCCCAGCGGCATCCCATGTGGCATTTTGGGCCTTGGGGCGGCACCCGGACTCTCTCCAGGCGATATAGGACCAAGTCTCAAGTGGGTACAGGCCGTAAGCCTCGAACACCGGCTCAAGGTGCGGACAGCGCCTCTCTGGGTCCTGTGGAACCTCCTGGCGCTTGCCTTTGTGGTCGCTTTTTACTGGCGGCAACTGTGGCAAGTTCTTTTTGACCCTGTAGGGCGGTTCGGTTTCCCGAATCCCCTGGCTTTGGGCCCAAACTGGGTTTTCAACCGTGATTTCGACCTGCTCGGCAAAGCCCGATGGGGCCGTCGCTTCGCTGGTGTTCATCGGAATGAGGACTCCAGTCATGAAAAAGAGTAAAGAAATTCCATATCCCAAAACTGCGTTCAACTGATTGTCTCCTGTGGCTAGCGGATAGGGCAACAGGCTTTAGTAAATAGCCTGCCTATGTCTGTCGCTTCGGACCCCTCTATATTACCAAATCATGACGAGGGCAACACCTTTTGATGTCTTAATTCTTTACAACTTTATTAATTGTCAATCAGATTCTTGTTCAAAATGGCTTGAATAAAGGCTTCTACGTCCTTCAAATTCAGATTTAGCGTGAATTTTTTTTCTGAAGAAATTTCGCCAATTTCCGCTCCCAAAGAGTCCACAATGAACCCAGCAAGCGTGACTGACTGAAGGGATGTATCTTCGATTTCATCGTCGCTCATCCCATCTTCGATATAGAAAAAGTTCAATACCTCGCCAATATGCTCGATAAGGCCAAGCCGGATTTCTTCGTTTGAGTAGCTCATGTTCACCAACCCTATCAGTGGGGTGCTATGGTATGCGGACCAGGGTCGTTGACCTTGGTAATTAACCAACTAGGAGAAGAAATGAACCCAGCACCAGTAGTGATTATCGGGAATGTCACGGCAGACCCAGAACTCACTTACACCACAAGCGGCCAGGCTCGCCTGGCATTTTCAGTAGCGTCAAACTACGTCTGGTACGACCAGGCCGGTGAAAAGCAGGAGAAGGTTTCCTTCTTCAACATCACGGCATGGCGTTACACCGCCGAGAACGCAGCAAAGACCCTCCAGAAGGGGATTGGCGTAATCGTCACGGGACGTCTTGAGCAGCGCACCTGGGAAGACAAGGAAACTGGTCAGAAGCGTTCAACGGTCGAGGTCATTGCGGACGAAATCGCAATCAACACTCGCGCCATTGATGCTGTGACCCGTCGTGCCAAGCAAGAAGGTGGCCAGGAAGGCTCTGCTGCTCCAGCAGCTCGCCGTCAGAAGCCAGCATCATCGCGTCAGCCAGTAGGCGTCGGCGCAGATGACACTGAGCCTTTCTGATTCAAAACCATCAATTAAGCAAGACCCTCGTTAAGTCCGAACTGAGATTCGGAAACGGGGGTCTTTCTTTTTGTCCCGAAATATCTGGCCAGCTCATCACCGTCGATAATGAAGTCGTTCTGGACCCCATCGGTTTTTACGTCCAGAAGTATGTCAATCACCTCCCGTATGGGCAGGGTGGCCTTTGGTTCAGCCTTGAGTATTTCGGATAATTCCATGAGGTGTTTTTCAAGCATTTTCATATGCCGAACACTAGCAAAAAATTTCCATTAGAGGTTGTCGCTTTTCCATAACCTCGCTACTATCAAAGCAACCTACAAACACTCACCTAATAGGGGGTTATTAAATGTCCGAATACAAAGCTCTCAAAACAAAGGGACTCAATCGTGGTCGCCCACGCCTGAGCGACAAGGAGCGTCAGGAGCGCAAGCGGGTTACTGCAATGCGTCAAGAAGCTCGTCGTCGTGCCGGTCTGGTCCTCCAGCACCGCCATCAAGACGAGTATGAGCAGTTGGTCCAGAAAGAAATGGACAGCCTCAAGCGCGAATCTCGCTAGTTACGCCCAGAGATTTCCGAAAGACGCTGATGTGGATTCGTTCGCATCAGCGTCTTTTGCGTATTCGCCAGTCTTGAAGCGCAAACGAAAGCCTATTCCGTCTGCCCCTTCATCGTGCTGCGACCTTTTTTGGATGGCTTCATCACTTTGGACTTGGACTGTCCATACTCCATCTCCAGCCATTCGTCAAAATCCTCCACGTCCCCATGAGAAGATTTTGCGTACTTCTCGTATTCTTTTACAAGGCTAACTAGTTCGTCGTCTTCTTCATCAAACCGTGGCACTATCTTAGGCCTTTCTTGCTGCCCTTCCAGCACTTCTCGCCCTTGATGTATTCGCAACAAACTGTCTTCCGCTACGCGAACCGAGAATCTTTTTTCTGTTTGTTGCTCGCCTTTGCGCGGGGGTCAATCTTGCCCACGCGGCCGCAGGAAGATATCGACGCATCCCGCCAGGCCTATTTGCTTTTTTGCCATCACTAGTGGTCCACTTTTCGCGGGTCCACTTCTTTAACGACCGCTGAGCCTTCTTTGGCTTGCCTCTGTAGCCACCACCTGCTTTGCGGTATTCCATGGCAAGAAGTTGAGCTTTTCTTGCACTCCACTGACCCGGATTGCCACCACGGGAACCAGCCATGATTCTATTTTTAATTCTTTCGCGAAGTTCTGGCTTGGTATACGACATCTTTGCGGCTTTACCCATGACGTCAAAATCTGGCGCATTTTCAATGAATTCATCCACGACATCAGTCACCCAGGCTGGGGAAGTGTCAAGTGACTTAAATTCTCGCTCAATCATAGCTATATCAATAATACGCGAATTAGCTATTTTCTAGGCGCAAACGCTTAAAGCCTGGTATTGCACTTTGTGCAAATTTTTGCCCATGGGTAAAATTTCATCATATTCATTGGGTGCTGACACTCAAGTAATTCTGTCGCTCTCGCATTGAGTATGTCCCTAATCCACGCCGACATTGTCTGCCCATTTATTTCGGCTGCCCTTCTCCAGCGCTCGCGATTCTCATCAGTTGTTCTTATTAGAACGGATGTTCCAGCTGGTCCACTATCTTCTGATTTGTCAATTGGAGAAATACTTAAATTAGTAGTATCTGCAACGTGTTTTATGGCGGAAGCTAGATTTTCATTGGTCATTGGTATTTTCTTCTGCATTTTCTTCTTCCTTTTCATTAAACATAGCTATTTCGCTTACTTCTGAATCCTCGATTACCTCTGCGTCAATGATGTCTCTGTCACCTAGTATTTTTTGCACCGTATCTTCAGGAAGCACACCGGATGAGCCCATTAATGCGAGGAGTTGGCGGGCCTCTGCTTCAGGGTCAAAAGCTGGACCAACTTGCTTCATCTGCTCAGAGCCAGCAAGTGTCGCTTTGATTGTTTCCGTCTGCTTGTTTGCCACATCCATTTGAACATTGATGTTCGTTTGGTCCATCCCGAGGAGCTTCGTCCTCCTGTCCATAATTGCAAGGACTTGCTGTATTGCTTTGAGGTCTGGTTCAAGTTGAACTTCTGTCCCATCTGGAAGAACTTCGCGGCGATGCTGAGTCATTGGCCAAATTGCTTGCTGGAGATTGTCGAGACGCTCAAGCTCAAGTCGAAGCACCTCTGGGTATGCCATGAGGGTCTCTTTGTTCATTTTTTCTAGCTGACGCTGGATTGATTTTGCTACAGCGCCAGTTGAAATCCCGAATCGACGAGCTATCTCTATTGTTGATGTTCCAGCTTGGCGAAGTTTGAAGATTCTAAGGTCACGCTCATTCAGGAACTCACGTGAAGCAATCTTGTTGCTCTTTTCTTCGCTCATTTACCTATCTTAGTAAACTATTTGCCAACTTTCATGTACTCAATAACTTGGAACGGGAAGGTGGTTCCTCGTTTGATTTTTAGCGGCCATTGACGCTCGTCTCGAGCACCACGGAAGTGCCTTACGTCGTACACGTATGGCTCCGATGCTGTTGGGTCTGGTTGTAGCGAGATGCCGAATTCCGGCCAACGTGACCATACGGCGCTACCAAACGGGCGCAATTCGCGTGTGGCAAGGGTGGTCCCCAAAGGCGCGTGGTGTTCAAGCCACATGGCACATCCGTACCTCGTACGAAGCGAGTCTAGGTACTTGGCTATTTCAACAACAATTGATTCAGATGTGCGCCCGCCCGGGTCAACAAACGACTTGTAGATTGGGCCCATTACCAGCAATTCTGGCTCTGCTCTTTCGATTGCCTCTTCAAGAATTGCCCTGTCTGGTACTTTCATCAAGTCAAGACCGGCTGGCTTAATGAGCAGTTCTCCGTAAATGCGTTGCACATGTCCTACCCGCATCGCAGAAGCCAATATTTTTGCCGACATTCTACGGATAATTCGCTCTGGGTTTTCAAGGTCTACGGTCAATGTCTTAATCGGCTTCATTTGCGAATGCGTAAATGGATGAACGCCGGCCGCAGAGCAGAGAGCAATCTGTCTCGCAAGCATGGTCTTTCCGACACCTTCAGCAGCAACCACAATGACTCTCTCTTGCTTTTCCAGTAGTCCTGGTATTACCCATTCGTAACTATCATCTGTTTGCTCTTCGATGAAGTCGTTCCACTGGACAAACCTGCCCCGGTCCTCAATCCCCGATGTAGCAGCTTCGACAATTATCCTGTTCGCCTTGATGATGAGCGAGTTTGCATCGATATCTGTTCTCTTTAACAGCTCGCGCAAATCATCAACTCGTTTTTCAATCGAGGAAACTTCCTGCTGTGCTTCTTCCTCTTCTTCGTCTATTTGCTGCCCATCCTCTTGGACCTCGAACTCCTGAATATTTGCTTCTTCCGCAAATTCAAGCAAGTCATCTATTTCGTACCCAGCTGAAAGATGGTCGGCAATGTCTTTATGGTGAGGGCAAATCCAAATTTGCGCAGAGCATCCAGCGTTCGTCAGCTCTTGGAGCACTTGCTGTGCATGTATTTTTCCTGGTTCGTCGTTATCCGCGACTATTTCGACGGTAGCTCCAGCAAGAGCTTGCGTATGTATGTCCAGCCACTTCCCAGCGCCACCAGGCATTGTTGTGGCGACTTCGCCGTTCGCGATAAGCGCATCAGCATCCTTTTCGCCTTCGACGACCCAAATTGGAAGACCAGCGTCTCGTGCGGCCAAAACAGCTGGAAGATTGTAAAGAACCTTTGGCGTATCCCCGAGCGAATATACCCAATTACCAGCTCCATCAGGTCGCCGTTGGCGAAATGATTTTTTCCCGTCCTGATTTACGTATCTAACCTTTTGAAACAACAGTTCGCCGTCTTCGTTGACAAAATCATACGACTTGACAAAGGTAAGTTTGTCTGGCTGCTTCTGCTGAA